GCCTACAGACCCTACCTACCCTCCAAGCCAACAGCCCGACATGGTCAGTCCTCCGACCTCCGGGTCCCCGACGCCCGTCCCCCTGGGCGTCGGGGGGTTACCCGGTTATGCCTAAGAAGTTCATTCAGCGGCATAACAAGGCACTGGCGGAGATCGCATCCAAAACGATCTCCGTCTTGCCTTTTATAGACGATAATCCTGAAGCCAAGACTGATAGGATCAGGCGAACCACCGGAGAAGGATGGGATGCTTTCTCGTTCTTCTGCCATACCTATTTCCCGCATATCTTCCCACTACCTTTTTGCCCATCACATGAGACCATGTTCGATGAGACTGATAAGGGCTCAGGCATCATCGGAATCACAGGTTTTCGTGGGCTGGGCAAAACGGTACTTATGGGAGTCGTCTATCCGATCTGGAGAATCATCAAAGGTGAACGTTACGTAATCCATACTGCCGCAGACGTAGATCTGGCACAGGAACGCACAGCCTTCACCTTACATGAACTGCAGAACAATAAGCGGCTCACTATGGACTATCCGGAGTTGCAGCCAGTGGATGCCTTCGATCTGGACTTCTATCTCAAGAATAAAGCCAGAATCAGAGCGCGTTCAATCAAGCAGAGCCATAGAGGAACGATTAATCCCAAGACTGCGAAACGTCCCGGACTGATAGTCTGCGATGATATCGATAAAGAAGAGAACATGGGTAACCAGTCCATCGGAAAGAGACGTATGGAGAAGATCACCCAGGAGCTTGCCGGGGCACTGGCACCCGAGGGAAATGGCAAGATCGTCTGGCTCGGTAACCTGGTGCATCCCAATTACTCCATCTGCCAGTTTCAGGAGCTCATATTAGGCGAAATGCGAGCCGATAATCCGGATTTGGACTTGGGATACCAGTCGGTTCTGAAAACGCACCAAAAAGCGATTTTGCGCTTCTCTCTCGAAGATATACAGGGCAACTCCATCTGGGAGGAGCAATACCCCACTGCAACTCTTCCCAACCTGCGAGCCAAGTTCGGTCATACCGGTTATCAGAGAGAGATGTTAGGTCAGCCTGTTATTGAAGGGAACATCTTCAAGAATCACTGGTTCACCAAGTACAGAACCCTGCCTGAGCCATCTCAAATGAAACGGGTCTGGCTCTATGCTGATCCTGCTTGGGGAGAGAAGGGCTGTTACAAGGCTGTCATCTCCATAGGCTATGATGGTAATCGTTTCTATGTGATCCACGTCTGGATACGGCAGACTGAGAATACCAAGTTCTTCAGATACTACTATGATGCCAATCAAGAATTGGATCGAATATACCGAGTGAAAGCCCGAGCAGCCTGTGAAACTACATACGGTCAAGCTCGCATCCTGGCTGACTTCGACAGGTGGGCAACTGACAATCATCTGCCACCAATTAGTCACAGAATCAAGCGTATCGATAACAAAGACAACAAGAACCTCCGCATCGAGAGAACCGAAACTATCATAGAGACGGCCAAGGTACTCTTTCCGGAGGGACAGGATACTCCCACTCTCATCAGTCAGTTCCTCACCTATCCTGATGGCTACATCGATGGCTGCGATGCTCTGGCGGGCTGTCTGGAACGGTTCTCCGAATACGATATCGGCAGGAATAGAGTCAAAGTTCGGAGCTTCAGGTTCTAATGAACTACTACGATAAGCTCATGCTTGAGTATTACCGGGTCCTCAATAATGCCTGGAAGACAGAGATCAGAGATGCGACTCGACTTGCCATCCAGATGTTGAGTGACATGCCAAGAGCTGAGAAGATCAACAAGGACTCCATAGATAAGCTTATAGACATCATCAATACCCAGTTGGGAGATGACTTCGCAGCACTGGTTAATGAGCCCACTAAAGCGATAATAGACCGCTGTGTGCGGCTTGGACTGAAGGACACGCAAGTGCAAGCCCCCACCAAAACCAGCATCGGGCTCTGGGGCATTGAAGATCAGCATCTATCATCCACCATCCAGAAGCAACAGCTGTTCTGGATCGGTAACCACTTCGAAGCTGATGTTCGCCAAAACTTTGCCGATGTACTATCAAACGCAATCCAGCAAGGATATACCAAAGAGACGCTTGCCGATACCCTCAAAGACCAGTTCAGTGATCTCGCCAACCGATCATCCAACTACTGGCAAGGATTGGCAGAGCACACCGCTCTGAGAATACGGGAGTTCGGAAGACTGCAGGGATACAAGAAAGCCAAAGCCAGATACTACAAGCTCGTGGTGATCCTGGATGACCGCACCAGTGATATCTGCCGGGCACTGGCAGCCCAGGATAAAACATACCCACTAAATGATGCGTTGGAAGTGATGGATAATCTCATGGCTCTGGATACCAAGTCCAACAGCCTGGATGATGCCCGAGAATACATCAAAGCACTCGCACCTTGGATCAAAGACGATCAAATTGAATACGACTCAGAGATGAACCCAGTAGGCGTTTCCGGAGTGCATACCCCGTTCCCGCCGTTTCATTGGAAGTGCAGGACGACTACAACAATACTAGGATGATGCAATCAAATGTCAAGTGTTATGTGAACTTGGGTTTGTTCCATTGTATCACGAATTACGCTTGAAAGCACTATCGATGGCATTTGACACATGTTCTTTCACTAACTCATAAGCGGTTTGGTGTTCTAATTGCCCAAGAACGTTGCTAATGAGTGATGTGCCATTAAACAAGTGAAACATGATTATCTTAAGGGCAAATTCTGATACACCAATTCCTTGATCCAAGTTATTATTGGTGTTCTTCTTCATGATGGGAGTAATGTACTTTTCTTCAATCAGTTGCATTGATAGAATGTGAGCCGCGCTTTCATAGCTTATACCAGGAGCATCGGGACCTTTTGCTGGAGGCAAATATACTCGATCTGATGAGTTAAACTTCTGATCTTCTAGCACCAATCTCTGACTATGCCTGCCTTTATAAGAGAAAAGTGGTATACACAGCCACGATTTTTTTGGATAAACCGTATTAAACCAAGGCGATTCGATATACCTCACAAGTATAACAAGTCTTTTCTTTCCGTGAGTGGCTATCAAATTCTCCCCTTTTTCGAGCTGAAAGAATTTTTGAACATAGGTATCTGCAATAGGTTGGCGGCCATTATGGGGATAATCACGAGCAAACCACATCGAATCGACCTCATTAGATGGGTCGAACACTGCGGATTTCAAATACCATCTACTATTCTTTTCATACCATGCGGGTGCTTCACAAATCTGTCCATTTGTAATACCTTCTTCGGCAAACCATTTATAGACTCCATTAGGATCAAAAACCTCAAATGCATCATGAGTGAATCTTGGGACGCCCTTACAACTCAATAGCATGATGTGCCCTTGTCCGCAATTCGTTTAATAACTTATTATATTTATATTCACTTATCTTAGGCTCGATGGTGCGAGTGTCTTGTTTTGTTGGAACAATCGTAAAATCGATTATGTCACCTCTGTTCTCTACGGCCATCATTGGCTCTGTATTATAATAGACATAATCCAATAAATCGTTCAATTTAAGATCTCCAAACTCTTTTACAACTCTCTCTACAATCCTTTGCGCTGTCTTATTATACTCTTCATTAGTCGTGTCGTATGAAAGTGTGATCAGATGATAATCATTATCTTCATCTATAAGCCTTTCTAGCCCATGCTGAAAATATTCAGGATAATTCATAACATAAGGACCAAACTTGTAATAAACCCAGTCGACTCCAGTAATCCTATTCTGATAGCACCTGTAATACTCCAACTCAACTAAGTAGACTAACTTTATGAGTCTTGTAGCCCCAAAGGGAATCCTATCTCGTTGTAAAGTGCGGACAACCTGCATAAGAATCGATTTAAAAACCACATCGATGGATGTACTCACCATTCTCGCACCTATTACAGTTAGCTAAATCAGTTATTAATCAAACACAATATCAAGGTGTTTGATCGATCGTTAATACGGGGTTTGTAGTCGATTTCCGTTGTGCAATTTTCTCGCACATAAGATTATATCCAATCAGTAACTGGCTTTCAACTGAAAACGACAATAACAGATCAATCCACCTTGATGAATACATTTTTAAATCGCCCAAAAAATACACATTCCTTGCTTCGTCATACTTCAAGGAGTAGATAAAGAAAACAAAAGTCTCTGTGCTATACTCAGTTATCTCACCAAATCTGATTCTAAATTTGCTTATGAATTTCGCCCATAACTCATCTTGCATTACCGCAATGTATGGCTTTTTCCAGTCATCAAATAATTGACCCTTGAAGATGAACTGAGGAAGAAACCCTTTGAATGACGCAAGCGTGTTTAATCCAAAGTTATAATTCGATCTCAAATTATTACTAAGTAGATCATTTATGCCTTGAGCGATGCCACCAGTTCCTGTGGTACAATCTGTTTGAACCTCTATAGCACAAAAATCAGTAGGGTCATTTTGATTAACCAACAACCAGTCAAGATTACCATAGTGAAATCTATCATTCTCAACTTGTTTCTCTAACCTGAACTCAGCATAGCAGTCTATTGCTTCGTTATTACCCCAAACAAACTCTTTAATATCTTTAATGACACGGTAATCGTTTTCGTAAAATCTTCTTGGGCATATGATTCTCTGTTGGTCACCTGTACGTACTGAACAATTCCCGTATTTGTTGGCGTTATTGTTTGGTTTATCGCATACATCTAACCTTCTGGTATCGAAAGGGCAATTATATATTTGATTTCGGAACTTTAACTTAGCCTCTTCAGAATTAAAAGGGACACCGAATGCTTCTAGCTGCACTTTTGCCATATTACTTCTCCAAGATTATGATTTCTTCTGGTAATGGAATGTCATGTCCAGTGCTTCTACGAATCCTGAAAAGTTCTTTTCTGCAGTTTTTATACCCGATTTCATAAGCCAACTTGATCAAGATATCACAGACAGGGACAAAAACGCCCTTTATAGTCTGATCTCCAACAACTAATAGAAAATGCGATCCTTCTTTCATGAGCATGTAATACTCCCTTAGGCATAAGTACATGTCTCCAAAATACTCTCTTATCATTCTTGGATAATCAAATCCCCAGTTTTTATCCTTAGTCATCTCGTAAATTGCATCGGATATGCTTCTTATAGTATTGTCTGATGCGATGAATTTCTCGGAGTCGCTCTCCTTAAAGATTAGCTTAGTGCTACCTTTGGTCATTTTTCTCTTGATCTTTTGAACATCATCCATGTTGTTTACATAGTCGAGCAAATAGAGCTCAAGCCTAGTCTGTCTCGTGTATTCAAGATCATTTGGATAGGGTGGTGATGTTATAATAAAATCTATCGAATTCTTCTTGAGATATTTACTTGAATTCAGACATGAGTCATTTATGAGCGTTGTTTTACCGTATGAGTTATGCTGTTGCACCGCTTTTATGTCATAGTACATCATGTACACTTTATTGATAAATGTTTTCCAGAAGTCAGGTTTTTCTCTGAACGGATAAAATGTAGTTCCTGGGCACAGGGAGACATACGATGCTTCGAAACATGACTTAGACATGGCTAATAATAACAGATTCCGTATATTAACCATTTTGATCTTCATAATAGACTCTTGTAAAAGAGCCACTTCTCTTTGTAAAACTGGACTTAGCCACTGATTCAGTTCTTTTATGGGCATTTTGTAAATGAAAGATCCTTGGGGAATTGGATGCTTCATATCGTGGATTATACTCAAAAACTCTTTACTGATCTTTCTAATAGACTGAGCTAGTTTATCAAGGTCAATATCAAAGGTCGTCTTTACCATTGAAACAAACGTCATTAATGGATTAACATCAAAGCCCACTGAATTGCATTTGAACAAGTTAGCTGATATGAGAGTAGTTCCACTTCCACAGAAAGGATCAACAATGAGCGATTTCTTTCCCAACTTGTATTCTTTTATCTTATCTTCGATTAACTGATATGGAAAATCCTCAAGATAGTCGTACCATCTGTGTACAAATCCATATCGATTTATGTCCTCTACTTTCTGGTTCTCAGCAAATCTTTCTAAGCCTGATGGATATGCGTTGGGGAACAACTTCAACTCATCAGAATAGTGTTTTTTTGTTATGTCTAATCTAGTGATCACATACTGGAAAAACTCTAGGCGGTCATTGGGGATCGAGAAGCCGTTAACGATATCCCCATTAATAAAGTTTTTGTCTTGAAGCGTTTGGATAGCATTCATCAATATTCTGCTGTTCTCTTTGTAATCAGTTAATGCAGCAATGTCGCCCATGCACGTCTTTTTGTTTGAAGCAACGTCGAGATAGACTTTCTCTAGTATCTGAGCCTGAAGAAAAGGCAGGCTGTTTTGAGAATAAAACTTCTTCATTTATGTTCCTTATAGGAGTTTACTTATGGCATCTCAGTGACGTAATTATCTCAATAATCCAAAGGGGACTGTGCCTCTAATCCTTTGAATAATGGGAAAACAACTATGAAAGCTCATTAGATTATCAGTGATGAATCTGTCAATGAAAATCGCCTCTGTTGAAGCACATTTATATGAACTCAACGCAGATAATCAGATTACATCAAATTCATTATCATCATTGCACATCCTAATTTGTCAGCATACGTGATATAGCTTTCCTGGCTCTGGATCAATGATCACATCTGGAACAAGGAGATTACATGACCGAAGCATTGACGAACCGAATCAAAGCTCAGTTAGTCAGACACGAAGGTCTGAGACTGAAACCATACCGCTGTACCGCAGGTAAACTAACCATCGGTATTGGCCGCAATCTCGATGACCGAGGGATATCCCAGAAAGAGGCGTATGCAATGCTGGAGAGAGATATCCAAGACTGCGAGCAGTGGCTGATCGATGAGATACCCGAGATTTACACTAAGCTCGATGAGGTTCGCCAGTCGGTACTGCTGAATATGTGCTTCAACCTGGGCATCAAGGGTCTACTGGGCTTCAACAACACACTGGCTTATATCGGTGCCGGAGACTGGGAACGGGCTGCCAATGGCATGTTAGCCTCTAAATGGGCGAAGCAAGTGGGAATGAGAGCAATTGAGCTTTCCGAGATGATGAGGAAGGGCAAGTGATACCTATTCCGGTCGAGATCGATGCCATGCTCGCTATCCTCAACCTACCCAAGGAGATGTCCAACAATGGTATCTTCAAGGAGCATCAGGGCTTGGTTCTGGAAATGATCCACACACTGGTTCTGCAGGAGCACTACGATCGGGCAACTCACGAAGATATGCCGGAAGAGGAGCCTTTCCTGGTTTCTTTTCGTTTTGGGTTCTGTTTTCTGATGCTGCACAGTACTTGTGAGTTTCTCAATTTGAAGACCCTGGGCGAGGGAATAGTCAAGACCGTAGGATTAGACCAGTCTGCCACCGAATTGCTCACAGGGAGCGAAATTGACGCATTCAAAGCCAATCTGGAACTGAGAGCACTGACCATCCTGCAAGCCTATCTCAATCCTGCAGGTATGGATCGACTGAGTGAACTCAAGCCCAGACAGCCTCGTGCTATCCGGGTTGGAGTGATCTGATGCCAGATCGTGATGTAACATCTCCGGATGAGTTGATGATCGAGATCTATCGGGCTATCTATTCCGCCCTGGAGAGTCGTCTGCATCTTATCGGATCAGTGATCGATGCTGACTCCCGCAGGGAGATTTTGGCACAGCAGATCTATGACAAGGGCGACTTCTATGGCAATACCGGCTATCTGCTCCAGACCACTGATACAGCCATGATTCTGAGAGTAGGATCTAACGTGAAGCATGAGCCTTTCGTTTTGGGCGGTAAAGTGCCTTCCTGGACTCCGATCGCTCCACTTATAGCTTGGGTCGAACGCAAGCATCTGTCTTGGACTGATAAAGAGACAGGTAAAGTTCTGACCGTAGCCGAGATCGCCTATCTCATCCGGGGCAAGATCAAGCGGGAAGGCATTGCTGCCCGTAATGTTTTTGCTCAGGTGATCGCCAACCGGGAGCAGTGGATCTATCAGCAGTTGAACGATATCGAGGTGAGCCTGTGACCGCACTTGAGAAGTACCAAGCCGAACGCAGCCGCATTTCCGAAGCTCTTAATCTTGCTGGAGTGGCAGAGACCCTATACAACAAGGACAACATCCCCAAGAACCTGCCTTGCGCTATCCTGATCCTCGATTCAGAGACAGGCAAGCATGGTACCTCCCGGCAGTATTTGGACACCGATATCGCCTGGACGGTTTTCCTAATCGTCAATGCTCAGAACGTATCCGATCCTGATACAGAACTATACTCACTCAAGGAGAAGTTCCGGTCTTACTTTCAGAAGCTGATGAACCGGGACCTGCCCAGTATCGAGTATTATACCAGCCGCATCGACGGCACCAGACTGGTCAGGATCGCCAAGATCGACCTGCTCAAAGCAGGAACGGGAGCATCTTCGTGAGAGTGATGCGTATTGGTGCCTACAACCTGGCGATCAGCTCAGCCAGTGATCTCCTGGAAACAAAGTATAAGCCTGTACCCATAGATCTATCCAAGTATCAGCGGATCGGCAAGCAACTGGTTAGTAAAGCAGCCGAGACCAAGAAAGTAGTCTCTCAGCCCTATTCGATGAGCAATCTCCTCAATCTCCTGGATACAGATGAGTATCACTCCGGCTGCATCGATGCCCTGACTATGGCAACTGTCATGCAGTTCGACTGCAAGAATAGCCAGGTTAAGGCATGGATGGATGAGGCCGAGTTCCCTGCCTGTGAAGACCAGACCACCATCCTGGCAGAACTGATGAAGTTTTATCTGGCATGTGGTAATGGCTTCCTGATCAAGATGCGTAACGCTCAGGGTCAGTGGATGGGACTGGAGCGAATGCTTCCCTCTGAAGTGCAGATCGTGGAGAACTATGACGAGTTTGGCTTCTTCAAACCCAACTACATCCAAGTCAAGAACAACCAGAAGAAGGACTTCGCTTACGAGGATATCATTCATGTGAAGAAGTCCACACATAGATCAAACGCTTGGGGCCTGGCCTGTCTGCCCATTGCCATCAACATCGAGATCTTGGGTGAGATCAAGACTTTCGACTACAATAACTTCAAGAACGGCCTGATGATCGACTATTTCGTGATCGTGGAAGGTGGTACGCTCAGAGACGGAACCGTCACCGATGATCAGGGCAATGAGGTTCTGACCGATGCCTATACCGAGATTGAGAAAGCCTTAACCGAGGTTAAAGGCAATGCTAAAAGCCACTCCACAGTGCTGATCGAGAGTGAAAGCCGGGACGTGAAGATACGCCTCGAACCACTGCGTCAGCAAGACCGGGAAGGCGGATTCCTCGGACTCAAGAAAGACCTCCGGGAAGGCATCCTCGCCTATCATAGAGTTCCTGCCAGGATTGTCTCACAGCTTATCCCTGGGCAGCTTGGTGGCGATAATAGTAGCGATATGCTGATGTTCTACCAGTTCGTGGTCAGACCTCTACAGAATCGCCTAGCTTTGGCTCTGGCGAACGAGTTCAACTTCGACTTCGGCTGGAACGTGAAGCCGGAAGACTTCAACTTTGGAAACCTCACTGAAGTTCTGCAGACCGCTGATGAACAGCTCTTCATGCAGAACAGGAACCTGTAGGCTTCGGAGCGCAATAACTATGCACAACTACATAACTGACAATCAACAACAAGGAGGTAGCGTGAATCGTAAACGCACCATTCTCAAGGGAGAACTCCGCAATGTGGAAGTCGAGCTAGTCTCGCTTCTGTTCGATGAGATGACTCCCGCCAATCAGAAGGGCTTTGTGGTCAAGAATGCCTCAGGCAGAAGCTTTGAACACAAGATCAACTCCACCAAGTTCAAGAGTGAAACGAGTGGCACTCAAGGACGGCTTTACGTCACTCTGATGGAACCCAACATCCACGATTCCCAGGGTGACTATTACACCCGGGAAGAGATTCAGAAGTCCTGTGATCACTTCGCCAAGCACGGCTTAGTCGGCAAGTGCGATGTGAACCACAACATGCAGCCCGTACCGGAGTTTACCGTAGTGGAGAACTACATTCTCAAGACCAGCGACAGAGAGCATTTTCCCGATGCTAAAGTCGGCTCTTGGGTGCAAGTACTCAAGTGCGAAGACCTCAACTCTGAGCTTTGGCAGAAGGTCGAGAAAGGCGAGTTCAATGGAGTCTCCATCTATGGACGAGCCGATGACTACCGCAGTGCGGAAGCGAGTCTTGCCGAGATCAAGAACGAGTTGAATTCGCTTCGTAAGGTAGCGGAGCACAACAACAACTCCGAGCTGCAGAAGGGCATCTCTGCCATCACTGAGAAGATCAGTGAACTGGAGAAAGGTAACCCCAACCTCCAGCTGGGCGATGCCATCCACAGCATCGAGAAGAGCCTCAAAGACCTCTCTGTAACTATGAGCAGAGCTATCTCCAAGTCTATACCCGGAGAGCCGGACAGCAATCAGCAAACCACTGACCGTGAAGTCAGCATTGACGGCAACAAGATCATGGTCAAAGCAAGCCATCGTGAGATCTACAAAGGCATCTCCGACGTGGACTCCGGCAAAGCCATGAACATCCTGACCGCCAATACCACCTCCCTGTTTATCGATGAGGTGATAGGCAGCCAGCCGGGTGACACCCTCTCGGATATCTCGGTTCTGCCCCTGCTCAAGGACGAGAAGATCGACGTTGGCCTGATCGATGACCTGGTCTTCAAGAACTCCCTCGATGGCGCTCTGACCGCTCAAAACGTGAGTACAGCCGATCTCTCCGTACCCACCGGGATACTCAATGCTGAGTTCACCTTAGGTAGGGATGTGGTCGAGTTCTACAAGGATAAGTATGGTGAGGATGCCTTCGGAGCATATGTGGAGAACCACATAGCCAAGAAGACAGAGAAAGCCATCCGCTTGCTGCTCTTCAAGGGTGATCGAGCCTCAGCTACTGCCAAGATCAAGGCTCTGGATGGAGTGATCAAACTCGCCACCACCGCCACCGACGTCACCAACCTCTCCAAGACCACCTACACCGACTGGGCTAAGCGCTTCGAAGCCGCTCTGCTGGCATTCACTGACGAGATGCTGGAAGAGCAAGAAAACTTCAAGTTCTACGTAGCTCACAAAGACTTGATCCGTATCCGTGCTGAACTCGCCAAGCGTGAGACCGGAGCCGGAGATCGTCTGCTGCTGGAAGGCGGCAACGTTTCTTTTGCGGGTATCCCTGTAAAGCCACGTCTCATGGATGCCGATTACATCATCGGCGGTCTGCCCAAGTTCATCATCGTCGGCTATCGCACTGATGCCGAACTCAAAGTCGAACACCACGGAAGCGATTGGAAGTACCACTGGTACATCCGTATCCG